GTCCGTAAGGGGCTTGTTGGTGGTGGAGTAGGAGGAGCAGGGATTGTAGGATTTGCAACAGGAGCAAATAAGGGTGCATCAAAGAAAAGTGAACCTATTGCAACCGAAAAGAATCCATTGGGTATGAAATTCAGTGCGGCTCCTCCTCAGAAGAAAAAACAATCGTTTGGTCAGGCGTTTTCAAAAGCACGGGAAAAAGGTGAAGGAACAGAATTTAGTTGGAAAGGCAAAGATTACGTAGCCGTGACGAAGGATGATTTGAAAAAGCGGGGGCTCAAGAATCTGGGAGAATGGCAAAAGAGGAAGAAATCTATCAAAACCTTGAAGAAAAAAGGTTTGATGATGAGAAAAGTATCCAAAAAAACCTGATATTATGGGACTTATATCCATTGATTGGGATACAGGTGATATTAAACGCCCAAGGAATGTTGCACAAGATATTGATCCATTGACAGGAGAAGGGAGATCTTACAGGACAAAATGGATTAAGACAGGATCTGCTATGCAGAAATCACCAGTTAAAACAGGGTATCGTTATCATCCTGAACGTTATCCTGAACGCAAACAGACCCGTCAGGTTTTCGGAGATAATACTAAAAAAAGCAGGAAGCTAAATTTGGGTAGAAGGAAACAAAGGAAAATTTTAATTGGGATGAATAAGCGATGAAACAGGAATACGAAAAGCGTATTGGTCCCAGACGGGAGAAGTGGTTAGAGGAGTATTGCACTCATGGCGATGCGACTTTAGCGGCAAAGAATGCAGGATATAAATATCACACGGATACCGATTTCAGGAAGGAGGGCAATCGTCTCAAGAAAGCAATGGAATCTGAGATCACCCAAGAGATGGAAGGACGAATGGGTGATAAGGGTCCAAGAGCCTTACGGGTGGTTGAGGAGCTTATGCAGGCATCCAATTCGGATACAGTCCGTTTACAAGCCGCCAAGGATCTTCTGGATCGAAGCGGCTACAAACCAGTGGAGAGGATAGATGTTACTACAGAACAACGCTCAGTGGAAGAAATTGAATCACGAATTGTCGGACTTGTGGGAGTCGATGCGGCTCAAGCACTCCTTGGGAAGAAAAAAGCTGAAGAATCGATTATCCCTGTTGTGGAAAAACCTGAAGAAGTCTCTCAGGCCATCAACTGATGGAACTTCAAAAAGTTGATGAGGCATTAAGACTTGCAGAGGAGTTGCAGGAACGTAAAGAAGTCAACCGAATAGATTTTTATGATCCGTACCCGTATCAAGAACAATTTCACAAAGCACAGGATCTCTTTGGTGGCAGAGCAAAGCAAAGACTCCTTATGGCGGCAAATAAAGTCGGGAAGACTTTTTCAGGTGCCGCAGAGTTGGCAATGCATCTTACAGGACGTTATCCGAAGTGGTGGTCAGGTCATAAGTTCTACACGCCAATACGTGCTTGGGCGGCTGGAAACACATCAGGCAACACACGAGATATTGTCCAGAGCGAAATGCTGGGTGAACCAGGAGATCTCGAAGACTTTGGAAAAGGAGCATTGCCCAAAGATGTTATTCTCTCTACAGACCGTTCACCAGGAATCCCGAATGCCATCAGTACAGTGGTGGTCAAGCATATTTCTGGGAAGAATTCTAAACTGTTTTTTAAATCTTATGAGCAAGGAAAAGAGCAGTGGATGGGTTCGGCAGTGGACTGTGTTTGGTTGGATGAGGAACCCCCCCAACCGATATATTCTCAGGCTTTACGTGCTACCTTAAAATCAGCAGGATTAGTATGGATGACGTTTACACCAGAGTCTGGAATGACCAATACGGTTGCGGCATTCATGAACGATCTCAAGAAGTCTCAGAATCTCTATCATGCAACTTGGGATGATGCACCACACCTCACAGAAGATGCAAAAGAAGAGATCCTCTCCGCATTACCGCCTCATGAACGTGATATGCGTTCTAAAGGCATACCAGTTCTTGGCAGTGGTCTGGTGTTCCCAATTGATGAAGAATCACTCAAGGAAGAAGCCTTTGCCATTCCAGAACACTGGTCGAAGATTGTTGGAATTGATTTCGGCTGGGATCACCCGTTTGCGGCAGTCTGGATTGCCCATGATCGGGATACGGACACAATCCATGTCTACGACACATATAGGGTTTCTGCAACAACTCCAGTGGTCCATGCAGATGCGCTTAAAGCGAGGGGTGAGTGGATTCCAGTGGTATGGCCGCATGATGGTATGCAACATGACAAGGGTTCTGGAGAACCTCTGGCGAAACAGTATCGCAGGCTTGGGTGCAATATGTTGGGGACTCATTTCACTAATCCAGACGGGGGCAACGCAGTTGAGCCAGGAATTCTCGACATCTTCATGCGTATGCAATCTGGCAGATTTAAGGTCTTCAACCATCTTTCCGACTGGTTTTCTGAAATGCGGATGTACCACCGAAAAGATGGAAAGATCATCAAAGAACGAGATGACATCATGAGTGCCACGAGATATGCGGCAATGTCAGTGAGATATGCATCCACATTGAAATTTGAGCCACGGGTGGAAACGGCAGTAGGAACATCAGACACCGATTACACTTATTTCAACTAATGTACGATTATCTTGCATCCAAAGCCAAACGCATGAGGAAGCGTTTGCACCGTGTTACAGGAGACTACAGACAAGCCGCATCCAGTTATTCATCTGCTTTCAAGACTTATGAAACAGAGGCAGGAGAACTCCAGGATGCGTTTGAGTACAGGGAAAAGTGGGGTGATATTGCGAGTAAGTATATCACAGACAAGACAACAGGTATTGAAACCGAATACAAAGGTGATGATGGTGCAACAGGTAAGTTTGGAGCGGCAAAGACTGATTATCTTGAGAAATTGTCAGCCGCTCAGGGCACGTTTAATATAGGAAAAACTGCATTAGATACAGAATACTATGGAGATCCTGATGACGATACATCATCAGGAAAGTTTGGAGGTGCATTATCTACTTACGAAGGAGCCCTGGAGAGTGCAGGAACAACAGCAACAGAAGCTCTAGGAACTCTTAATGTCGAGTATTATGGAAAATACAGTGATGCTGAATATGATTTAAGAAAAAAACATGGATTAGGGATAGATGAGGCATCTACAGGTAAATTCAGGAAGCTTGAAACAGATTATCAGACAAAGCTTACAGGTCTTGATACCAAAGCAATTGCAGATGTTACAAAATCTTCTGAGAAGTTTTATGGAATTGCAGATGATCCTGAAACTGAAGATGTGGATGAATCAACACCAGGAAAATGGGGTGATGCAAAGACCACATTTTCGGAGTCCTCAACAGGTAAATATTTAAAAGACATCACATCCAAGCTTAGTTTTAAAGAAATTTATGGAGATACCGATTATTCTGGAATAGAAACAAAAGAAGGCTTAACCCAATTAGGGTCAATGGTCAAAGAAGATTTCCGTACCATGAAATATACAGTCGGGAAGGGTTATGATAATCCTGCTTATGAAAGTTGGAAAGCGATGACGGATGTCATTCCTGATGTTAAACGTGTCTTATCAGGAGATGAAAAGCTTATCAAAGGATTGGGTTTAAGAGATCCAGGTGGAGAAGATGCGCAAGCTAGTGCCGCCAAACAGTTTTTAGACAGGATTGGATATGATACCAATTTCAGCGGTGATGATAAGCTTCTTTGGAGAAATAACCGATTTGAAAAAGAAAAATATGGATGGCGATGGATTCGTGGACAATGGGGTATTGGAGGATGGTGGTCACACGGAATAAAAGGATATGATGATCTTACTTCTAGTATTGAAAGCCACATAGATAGTAGATCTGAAAGCCTTTATACCGATACGTCACAAGGATTCTCAGTCAAAGATGTTGAAGATTTTATTGGAAAAACAACAGGGTCTAAGTTTGATAAGTGGGGTAATGAGATTAAATCGAGAGACGAGTCTGATTCAATTTCATTTGATGATTGGTTGAAGAAAAACCCAAGTGTCACTTATGATTCTGATGGAACTTCTGTTCATAAGTCCCAAGATGAGATGAAAGATCTATATTACAAAGATATTATAGGCAAGAAAAACTATGACACGATCTATGAATCAGAAGATTGGACAACAAGGGATAAGACATGGAACCAAATCAATATTGATTATGGAGAAGAAGAAACTGGAATTAAAGATACGTTGGCACTAGAC